GTTTTTTTAAACTGGGGGAAACCCGAAGGGTTTCGTCTGTTTGATACGAGTGGCTCTGCCACTCGGGATGTCTTTCTTGCAAAGTGGGTTGCACTTTGGAGGAAAAGGTCAACTGCTTAGGCAGTTGGAATAGACGGCCACACAACACCCGTGAGGTTTCCGTCCGCGTCTAAAGTTGGTCGGGCCGTACGAGGCAAGTCCCTTAGAGCTTGGCGGTAATCCTTCCAGTTCTGGATATCCAGTTCGAGCCAGTGTGGATAATCTGGGGTCATGTATTTATCACTCTGGTCGAGGAGAGTGTTCCGTTCCTCTCGGAACTTTTTGATCGCATCAGCGTTCGTTAGTTTGTAGAGTGTATATTCATACGCAATATCGAGAGGTCTTGGAAAGTTCTCGTCATCGAAAACAACACTCTCCCACGTGGTTCCATCGGAGGTATAGGGTTCACCCGGGGCTATACTTTCTAATATTTGGGCGAGCATATACTTTACCGCTACATTTTTATGACACGAATTCTATGTAAACGAAACCATGTTGACCTGTGTGTGTTCCAAATGAGGGGCTGCTCCCATTATTCCTCGACGAACCACCGAGCCCACCAGCGCCCCCATAAGCGTTAGTACCACCACCGGCGTACCCACCACCACCACCACCACCCGTCGAAGAGCCGCCACCACCACCGAACCCCCCGGGCCCATTACTGGAGGAGCTGGGGCCTCCCTGGGCTCGTTGGGAGTCCCCGGTGGTGCCTATATGATAACCGTTTCTCCCACTCCCGTCTCGGCCGGACTCGTAGACAAAACCAGAACCCCCACCCTGTCCCTGTAAGCCGGCTAATGTGCCGTTGATGGTGGTATTACCCTGTGATGTTCCACCATTCGAAATTGCATATTGCGCGTTCCCCGCCCACCGCGTGGCGTTCTTTCCACCACCACCACCACCGACAGCATACAAATATGTTCGATCTTCACTTAGAACCCATGATGCTCCACCACCACCACCACCGCGGTATGAGCCATTCGAACTGCCATACACAGTCGTATCCGCATCCCCACCGGCTTGTCCTACAACTATGGCAAATTTTGTTCCCCTTGTGATCGAAAAGTTTCCTTGGCTATATGCCCCAAGCCCAGCGCCGACGAACGTACCCGCTGAGATGTTGTAGGAATGCCCCCCTCTCGCTCCAGCTGCTTTAATTGTATACGTCCCAGATTTGGGGGCTGTCCATATTTGAAAACCCCTATCGGTGTTGCTGGTGCTGGCGGCGTTGAAATAAGCAGTGTTATCCGTCCATGCGGGGGAATACGCAGAAAGAAGGCTGCTGAGCATCGGTCCCTGCTGTCCCGTTTGCCCCGCATTCGTGAATGTAAATGAAGTAAAGGCGTAAAGTTCGGCACTCCCCACGATATTGATTGCTCTATCTGTGAACAACCCGCTGTTATTATCAGTCAATCGGAATGTTACACTCGTCGTACCCACCGCCGCAATTTGACCTGTTATAGCACCTGTACTCTCGGTAAGAGCAAGACCCCCAGGTAAGGCGTTACTCCCGGGTGCTACATAGAACGTCATATTCGTACCACCACCACCATCTGTACCTACGAGTGTTTGAGTTTGGGACGTACCAGTATCGAACCCCAGGTTCGCACCAGCCGCGGTAGTCCATTCGGCTGGAAACCCTATCGTGGCAGTACTGGCCCCGCTCAAACCCGATGTACTATTAATCCTAACTTTATAGGGTTGTTGGGCGAGAACCCATGATCCCGATCCACCAAAAAATTGTACATTGTTGAGTCCAATATCATAGTCCGTCGAACCCGTGTTCTTTGACTTTATTACCACTCTGAAATAAGAGAATGCTTCAGTTGACCCCGCGGATAGTGTTGTGACATTTGTGGACAGAGTCGTCCCCGTCCCAGCATGAAGTACCGTCCAATTTGTACCGTCGTTGCTCCCTAATATAACAAATTGTCCGTGTTGGAAGTTTGATTGAGCGCTACCTATTACAGCGCGAGATAGTATAACTGGGTTGGGTATTTGTAATTGTATCCAATGCCCACGATGCGTTGTTCCACTTATATCTTGAGTTGCTGCGGAGTCAAGTCCCGCTAAATAGGGTGCATTAGAATCATAGCCCACAGTGGCGTTACCATTTGCACTGTGCCAGTAACTACCCGTAGTCACAACATCATCAAAGGCCTTGTACGCGTTAGTCGAGTTCATTGAGGCACTCGCTGTGTACCCCGTGATCGAATCATTATTTGTCAACGCATTAGGTGGAAACTCAACCGCCTCACCCCCCATCTTGAAAGTTACCTGGGTCCCGGCAGCGTTCGGTGCGCTCGCATCGACAACACTATACAAACTTCCATCGACACCTTCCAATTGTACCGTCGATCCACTGACAATACCTGTACCCGTCACCGTGAATACCTGGGTTGATGTGTCAAAGACAAAGCCGGTGGTAGCGGTGTCGGTAATTTCGTAGATATAGGCAGAACCGGTGTTGGAAATACCACCCGGGTCTTCGTTCGGCGCCCCCGCGATAACCTTCGCCCCATCCCCACTCATGGCGACACTATAGCCGAAGTTGTCACTAGACGCACTGTCCGATGCTCCAATCTTTGCATGTTGGACCCAATTCGAACCATCGTAGGTGAAGATATAGGCAGAACCGGCGTTGGTGTCACCACCAAAGTCCTCACCGTTCGCCCCCGCGATAATCCTCGTCCCATCCGAGTTCATGGCGACCCTGTTGCCTAAGTAGTCACTAGACTCTGGATCCGATGCCACAATCTTCGCTTCTTGAGCCCACGACGAACCATCGTAGGCGTAGATATAGACAGAACCGGCGTTGGTAATACCACCCGGGTCTTCGTTCGGCGCCCCCACAATAACCCTCGTCCCGTCCGAGTTCATGGCGACAGCGCCCCCGAAGTGGTCACTATTCTCTGGATCCGATGCTACAATCTTTGTACCCGTATCCCAAGACGAAGACGAACTATCGTAGGTATATATATAGGCTGCACCGGCGTTGGTAGGGCGCGAACCAAAGTCTTCATACCGCGCACCCACAATAACCCTCGTCCCGGCCGAGTTCATGGCGACACTCCACCCGAACTCGTCAAGCGTTTCCCTGTCTGGTGCCACAATCTTTGTACCCGTATCCCAAGACGAAGACGAACTATCGTAGGTATATATGTAAGCAGAACCGGCGTCTACAAGATCACCCGCCTGCCCGACCTCATCAGCCGCATCCTCAGCGTACGCCCCCACGATAATCCTCGTCCCGTCCGAGTTCATGGCGACACTCCACCCGAAATAGTCCGACGTCTCCTTATCCGATGCCTGAATCTTCACACCCGTACCCCAAGACGAAGACGAACTATCGTAGGTATATATATAGGCTGCACCGGCGCGATTAAGACCACCAGAGTCTTCACGGTACGCTCCCACGATAACCTTCGTTCCATCACCACTCATGGCGACGCTAATCCCGAAATTGTCATACGAGTTCTGATCTGCCGCTGGCGCTACAATCTTTGTACCTGTATCCCAATTCGAACCATCGTAGTTATAGATATAGGCACACTCTCCGGCTGCCACCGACGAAGCATAACCGACCCCTACGATAACCCTCGTCCCGGCCGAGTTCATGGCGACACTGTACCCGAAATAGCGTTCGGCCGTCGCATCTGATGTGGGGGGGACAATCTTTGTCTCAGTGCCCGCCCCCACCGTTGACCCTCCACTAACAAGTGTGGTTAACGGCGAAATACCAGTAACCGTGGGTGGTTGGGCGATAGACCCCCACCCCGATGCCGTGTACGATTCCATGAACCCAGTTGTGGAGTTATAGCGGATCATTCCGTTTGCGACTGTCGCCGGTCTCTGACCCGTCGTACCACTCGGAACGGTCAGAGCACCTGTTCCAGAAGTTCCGACGACGCCGGCCACCTCAACATTCCCACTGGCGACTAAAGAAGTCGTAGGATTCGTAAACTCTAGGGTTAAAGGCGTTATATTCCCCGTAGCAGTCACGGCTTCGAGAGAGTGCTGCGCTTCCACGTTGACCGTTCCCATGATGAGCGTTCCACCGAGTTCGAGGTTTGTGCTCACGTATGAATTACCTAATACATGAAGATTCGCTTCTGGGGAATCTACCCCCACACCGATCTTTCCTGTTAGTGTATCGATCACGGCGTTCGAGGCATTACCGACCCCCTTAAACGTAATTT